TGTAACCACAATACCTCTTAATCCTTTAGTTTTTAAATCTTCTTCTTTTAAAGTTGCATTATACTGGTCAATTAAATTGTTTGCTTCGTTTTGTGCAGCAGCTGTATTACCAGTAAGCATAGTATTAATTTGTTTGATATACCCAAACCTTTTATCTGTTTTGTCTGTCTTATCCCTATCTAACTTTTCTTGTACAGGATTTCTTTGTTCACCAGTATCTGGTTGAGTTTGTTTGATAACCAGGTCTATACGAGATTCAATTGCACGCTTAGCAATATTACGAGCTTCTTGCATTTGGCCTTCAGTTAACTCTACTTGAGGTCTTCCGTTTATATTCTTGTATATAATATATTTTTTAAAGCCTTTCTCTTTTGCTTCTTCTTCTGATTGAACAAATTTATATCCTGCCCCACTTAAAACTTGAGCGGCATTCATAGAACTTAAATCTGTCTTATCACCTGTTATAACGTCAACTTGATCACTCATAAATTGATCATAGCCGATAGGTTGACCATCGTCATTAACAAGTTTATTTATAACATTTCCACTCTCATCTTTTATTACTTGACCAAATAATTGACGGAAGTCTTTAATAGAAGTTACCACTCCTCCTCCTGAGATAGCAGAGAAATTACCTACTTCTGAAGTTATCACATCAGCTAAATTCTCTACAATACCATCGGCTAATTCATTAGTGCTTCTTCGGTCTAATTTAAAATCAGTTCTTACATTTATATATGCAGCGTTTTGATATAAGTCTGGGCGTTCATCAAGATTAGGAACAACTAAATTACCTTGACCGTCATCAACCATTGTAACCAAAACTAATTCCCCAGTACGTGGGTTACTTATAATTCTTTTATTATTAAGATCACCAAAACCAAATGTACCTTCATTCCATGCAATCTCTAAGTCAGAAGCAATTGAAGCACCGTCTTCACCAAGTGCCAAACGTTCCATGGCTTCTTTGTATTTATCATTAGCTCCTTTTACAAACTCACTTAAATTTTTATAGCCGTCCTTTTGCTGTTGCATGATAAGTTGAAAGTCTTTAGGATCAAGGCCACCACTACGCATAAGCTCCATGTTAGCCATTAATGTTTCTTTTGAATAATTAGATCCATTAATTAAAAGTTTTCCTAATGATTGAACATCTGTGCCAGCAATTTTGCTGAGCTCGTCCATGGCTTTTTGAGTCGCATCAGTAATCTCTTGCTTTTTTTTCTCACGCCCTTCAGCGATTGCAATAGCACCATCCGTAAGCTGTTTAGCCATTGCTGACCAATCAACCTGCGTAGCATCGGTATCTCGATTTACATATATGGAATATGCATTTGCACCTGTGGGTCTGTCTGTTCCTTCTGCCATACTTTAGTTATTAGGGATTTGTTACTGGCGGCACATATAGTCCTTTAAATATTTTATAAAAGTCATCATCAAACTGACCCTTATTAACCATAAGACGAGTTTCTTTCCCAGTGTATCCTTGGTTCTTTAATGTGTTTAATATTTGAGCTCTTGATAGTTCTCCTCCTGCAGCAGCTGTAACTTTAGACATGTCAAACTTATCAGCATCCGCAATTTTTTCTGCTCTTCTCATACCTCCTTGCTTACCATATAAAGGAGCTAATGTATTTAGCCCTTGACCGACCATGCCGATTCCTTGGATACCGCTTTGGATGGATTTATTTCTTGCCTCAAGAAGATCTCTTTCTCTTTGAGATTCATCAGCAGCTTGACCTACGTCCATTTGAATTAGTTGTTGCTTCAGATTTTCTTGAGCATCAGCTTTCATTTTTCTGTTTTCATAAAGAGCATCTGCCATACCTATACGTGTGCCTTCTGCAGCTTGAGCTGCGGCAGCTGTAACGCCACCTACTCCAGCTACTAAATTACGAGTATCACCTTCTTGAAGAGCCTGAAGGGTTTGTTGTTGGCCAGCTATGTTTTGACGATACTGTTCACCAAACGCATCTAAAGGCACATTGAGGCCTGCATAAAAATCTTTTTCAGCTTTCTGTCTTGCATCAGCCATAAGTCTTTCTTGTTCTTTTCTCGCTTGCTCAGCTGCTCTTTTCTGCTGTGCCGCTTGACTAAACGATTGACCCGCACTGGCTAACCCTGTACCTATACCAATTACTGCCGCTGTTGTTACTGCCATATTATAATACTTTAATCATTTCGCTCGTATAACTTGAAGCCTCTTTGTATCCTATCTTTTTATAAGTGTCTATCAAAGGTTTATTTTTTATTAACGCATACGAGTATTTAAATCCTTTTCGCTTAGCAACTTCAGTTATTTGTTTTATTAACAACTCAAGTGCTTGCTTTCTTTTTGTTCTATCTTTATAGCTTATATTAGATATAATCCAATCACACCAAGCTACTTTTGAATTAGTTGTATACATAAAGCCTGCACAAACTGGAGTGTCTTCATCATAAACCATATACCCCCCAGTACCATTCTCTGGTAAAAAATCTCTGTAGGGAGGAGTCCATCTCCAGTCACGCCACCACTGACATAGTATATTGTCGTAATCAGTGTTTTTTAAAGGCTTTACATTTAATTTCATTTAAAGCAAAGATAATAAAATTCTATGGAAAACTTTTCATGATATTACTACCTACCGCAAACAGCTCTACTGGACCAGTATTACTATTAACTAAAGTAAATTCCATATAGTATCCTCGCAAACCATAACTTTCTGCAATAGTATTGTTAGTAAACATTAAAAAATCATTAGCAACAGGTGCTACAGCTCCTGTAATGGTGGTATCTAAAGTTACAGTTTGTCCACTTTTATTTACATTTTCAACTCTACCCGCTAACACAGGTGCAGCGTTGTTAACTAAAACATAGGCGGTTGCTCCAATGGTAATTAAATTACCTAAAGAATTTCCTATTGAACATATTAAAGCTGTAGGAGGTCCACTAACAGCAGATATCGTACCTAAGCCATTAGTATATCTTAATGCATAGTTAGTCACTCCAGTATTATGTCTTACGTATCCAAACCACTCCCCTTCTTTTTGTTCAAACTCCAACAGGTCTACATTTCCTTGGCTTAAATCTGTAATTAATGAAGTACAATCCCACGCAGCATTACTTTCAAAAGATATTGTTTTAAATAATTTAATAGTTAACGAAGGCTGTGGATTAAAAACACTTGTGATTACAGAATTATAATTGATACCATAATATTGATTACGTGTATCATTAGTATTATGTCGATATAAATTACCACCAGAAAAAGTATAAAAGAATCCATTCATACCTTTCATGTACTCAGGTAAATAAGAGTAGAATGAAGGCCATCCTTCCACACTCTCACTGTATGTTAATGTAAACGCTGTATTTTGATCTGGTGCTGCCATATTGTTTTTTTATTTAAGGACTTGTACAAGTAGTTTTTGAAACTACCACTCCGTTTCTAACTCCCAAAGCAAAGCCTCCTGTAATATAATATTTTAATATGTTATTGTCATTTAGATAAACCGACCCATCACTTGCTTTGAATACAAAGTTACCAATATTAGGAATGGTATTGGTGTCCACTGTAAAGGAAGGGCCAGTACCCGTAGCATTTGGTGCAAAATAATAAGTCGTTGTAGGTGTAGCACAAGCGTCTGTGGAGCATATATATCTACGACAACTCCTGTAGGTGTAAGGTTTGGCTTTGGTATTACTGCTGTAAACACTGGTGATGAACCTGATCCATATCCTATTTGACTGTTGACCACTGTTAAACTTTGATATGTTCCTTGTGCCACATAATTATTACTTCCTTGGTCGTATACATAATTTTGAGGTTTATCTCCAGCAGCACACGCCCCACTTGGGGTATTGTTATACGGACTGCCTGATATTAAGGATGCATTTTGTTTTCCCAGGTAAGTAGGTAGACCAGTACCTTGATTGTTAATTCCTGCATAATCTACAGTAGTACCAGCTCCATCAACCAACGTTACGGTATCATGATTCCCTTGAGCTGTCCACCTGTTGTAATGCGTACTGTTGTAAATTATATCCACACCATCTGGTATTGTGCTACCCCAATAACCATAAACAATGATTGCTCCCGTATCGTTAGCAACATCAACAGTTGCATTAAATATTCCGTTCTGACTTGAAATAGATGCCGATATACCTGAACCACACGGTACTGCACAACTGTTGCATGGTTGAGCGTTTAAAAGAACTCCACTTAGTTGTTGTCTAACAATACCTGCATTGGAGTAGTATCCGTCTGGAGCGAGGGTAGTTAAGGCAGCATCAGTAAACACAGATGTAGCTGTGCTGAAAGATGTCCCGTTAAAATAATATATTCCTAATTGTGCCATTTTATTTAATTAATTAACAATCTTCTACTTCTAATACAAGTCCATTTTCTCCTATCTCCATATACTTTGTTGAAGATATTTTATAAAATCCTGGAGCTAAAACCTGTACGGGGTCGGTTAATGAGTCTTCACAATTTGATGCTGTGTAAACAATACTTCCGACTATTGGTAAAGATCCACTACCATTATTGTGATAATAAGTATTCCCTAACACTGAGCCACACGCACTTGCTGAGGTCTCAGCTTGAGAACTTGCTGAGAATGACACACAAGACCATGTGCATAAGCAACAAGCATCATCCGCAGAACTCGCATCATAACATAATTGTTGAGCCCCTATAGTTCTTAAATCATATATAAGATACAAATATTGGTTATTTGTAGGTAAACTTAAATTACTAATAATAGTTTGATTTATATCATTTGTTGGAGCTGTTACATTTCCATTTGGAACAGTTGTAGCTGCCGCTAATAAAGCCGCAACGTTAGCAGGAGTATTAGTATATAATGTATTTGATGATAAGTATTTAAAATTATCAGATGGATAACTCCAATCGTAAGTATCAAAGTTTACTTTGTTAACTCTGATAGTAAGGTCAACCCCGTGGTAAGGGAAAACACCTTGAGATCTAATACCACTTTGAGAGTTGTAGAAACTAAATACAGTATCTACCGATCCTAATGTAGCTAAATCACTATCTACTGGACTAATAGTAGTTCCATCACCCCACAAATATTCAACATGAATAGTTTCTCCATTGTCTGTGTTTGAATTTATTAAACACTTTACAACTGTTATAGGCACAGGATTAACACATTTTGGTGTTACATATCCTGTAGCTGTTTGTATTGGAGTAATTGTTATTATAGCACTTGTTGGAGTAGCTGCGGTTTTGGTAAATGTAAAAGTTCCAGACCCCGTAACTGTGCCTGAATTGTATACAGTACCATTCCATACAACTTTTATAGCAACACTTCCAGCGGTTATGTTGTAGTCTATATCAACATCTCCTATTAAAGTTTGAAAGTCATATTCATATTCAACACTTTCGTTTGCTTGTTTTTGTTGGAAGTCTAATTGAACATTACAATCTAATATTGGCTGAGGCACAGGAACACTATTTAAATTTGTACCTATAACGTACTCATCCATGTAAGGATCATATCCTCCAAGTTTTTGAGTGTTTAGCTGAAAATTAAACTGATCTCTAAACCATGAACGCATGCCAAAATCAGATATAACTTTTAATCTATCGTTTACTGAATTACCCACCAACTCGATTACTGCTGCTCTTTTGGTATCAGTAAAGTAAAAGTAAGGCCCATAGTTAGCAAAGCTTTCAGGGTTATAACTTATACCATATTCTTCAACTCGGGCTATTTGTTGTCCTAATATTTCAGGAACAGAAACAATTGCACCCCCTCCTGTTGAATCACTAATTAAATTTTTATTAGCAAGAACATAACTAATTCTATCTTCCTGTAAAGTTAAAATATCAGTCTCTCTTGCGTATAATAATTGTATTGGTCCAAAAGAAGTTTCTAATGTTTTAAAGTTAGCCAGACCAAGATTAAATTCGTTTAAGTTATTTATACCAGAGTTACTACTGTATACACCACTATAAGTCATGTCGGCAAAACGATCGGTTTCTTTAAAATCTTGATCAGAAACCGCTAATGCTCTTTGCCCCATAACTACAGAACGCCCTTCAATTCTATCTAAATATTTATAACTTTCTACACCGTTTCCAAAAGTATAGCAATCCATAAAATTTAAAGTAACAATAGCTGGCTGAGTAGTAGTTTGGTTTTGATCTCCAGCATCTGTATTGCCATCTGCTTGATGAAGCATATTTCCTGTAGCATTATCTCTAACTAAAGGTAAAGCTCTTGAAGCATCGTAATATATTTCATCGTTCGCATCAGCTGGTATAGTTTCAAAAACCAAAACTGAGTTAGCTCTTTGTACAACTATTTCAACCTCAATTTTTAAATCCCTATCTTTTTTAAATGTACCGTTAACACCAGTACCTCCTGACCTAACGCCAAACCATAAAGGACTATTTACATCACCTGGAGTAGCTTGAATAAATTGAATAACTGTGGTGGAAAATCCATCACAAGGAATGCCATGACCTCTATTGTAAGTTCCTGTTGCCCCTGAAACGTTTGGATCAATTCCAGCCCCTGATGGCTGACCAAAAGCAGGTTCATAACGAGCCGTACATTGTGCCGACAAACAGCTATCTGCGTCTAAATCAATGTTTGTTGCATTCCAAAAATCAGCAAAATCATTATAATTTTCTCCAGCTACAAACTGCCATTCTTTCTCCCACTTTCTTTCAGGAGCAGTAGCATTACCTTTTCTTCTCCATTTAACAAGTACATCTATTATCGATCCTCCTGGTATGCTATAATTAGTAGTTGTTCCTGCGTCAGCGTCATAAGTAAAAAGCGGGTATGATATAGTCCATACGTTGTTACAAGTTGTCTCACTATCAGAAGCCCTGCTTCGATTACCATAATCAATTACAGCATCATCAGCTATTTCAATACTAAAGTTAGTTGCTTTTAGCTGCATATAAAGACCAGCTAACTGATCTGAGTCCTCGCCTAAAGATATAGGAGTAGCTAAGAAATCAGAGCTTTGAGCCTCAACGGCCAAGACTGTCGTTTCTACTAAAGAGGTTAATGCACCACCCGTGTCTCTTTTTACGATAAGCCTGTCTCCTGTTTTTACTTTTTGTTGATTATCCCCATCTAATTTAAAATGAGTCACATTGCTAAAAGGATCAGTATAAAAGAAATTAGAATATATAGTTTCATAACCTGCCTTACTTGGCTTAACTACAAACTTATATTTAGTCGCCCAAGTAGGAGCATAATTATTTATTGTAGCTTGTATACTATTTTTATTAATACTTGAAGCTGGCGGGATGTATATGGTATTATATTCAGAAACTAAAACTGTAGAAGCCCTGGCATATTCATCCATGTATACACTACCTGTTTCAAAATCTCTATTACTATGTAAGCTATTTTTATTTGTTTCTCTACTAAACTCTATTGAAAATCTTAAAAATCTAAAATACTCATACATGTCACTAACAGTGCTACCAGTAGTGTTAGTGTATTTCATTGCCAATACCTGCAACGTAAAGGAAGTTGATCCAGGAGTAGCTACTATTGCAAAACCTTGTTGTGCTGTTGCATTTGTTATACTACTATTATCTTTTGTAAACGCACACGTAATTTGCGGAGGGACTAAAGCTGCATTAAATTTGTCAGTTAAGGAGAATCCTTGATCTGCTGTAGCTATAGGCTGAAAGTTTACTCCTTCTACAGTTCCTATAGAGTCTCGAAAGTCTGAAGAAGTTACAAAGTCATAAACACTTGAATAATTTTGAGTTAAATTTATTGTAAGATTTAAATTAAAATCAGCAGTTTTAAACCCAGCATTATCGATATAACAAGCAGTCCCTGTTGTACCGTTTATTAAAGCGTGCTCAAACCTCATAGAAAAACCTATTTGAGCATCTGTTTTCAACTGATCTTCAATTTCAGCTAAATTAACTGTTGCCAATGAATTAGGAACTTGAGTAGCTTGAGAAGGATTTATAGTGTATGTTACGCCTTGAGAAAATACAGGACCTTGAACAGTCTTAAAATCTGTCTCTTGTTGCAAATGTGCTGTAGAAAAATCTATTGGTATATTTTGACCATTAATGTTTTCTATATTAAAATTATCCGTATAGTTACCATAAATAAGTCTATTACCCATAATAGTCTGGGCTTGAGCTTTACGAGGAACGTTATCATATAGTCTTAATAATTCATCTGCACCAATTACTGAATATATTTTACTGTTTGTAAATACATATTCCTGATGTTGGTTGTCACCCCATCCGTAATCTTCTTTTTTAAATCTTTCTATAACATAAATGCTATTAGTATTAGAGTCTTTGTATAATAAATCAACTTGGGTTACCCTTGAACTCCCCGTACTAAATTGAATTTTAGCCGCATTAAAAGCGTTTTTCATACCACCATTGTCATAGGCTTTAGTATCAAATCTAAAGTTATTCGGTTGAAACGCTGGGTTTGTAAATAAAGACGTAGCACTGTACTCATTATTTGTATATCTATATCTATATGCAAAGCTTATAAATCTATCTTCTAAATAATTTTGACCTCCCGCCAAAGTTATTAATTGAAAAGTAGGAGCAGGAAGTGGAACTTCACCTGTAGCAACCTGATCTTCAAACCCTGGTGGTTTTAAAATTACTGATATATCTTCTTCTTCAATACCATCAACATTTCCTACAGGATATGCATAATTAGATGTTACATTAATTCTTCTGGGTGGATTTTTACCATCTGTAAAAAATAGTAAGTTTTCAATTTTATCAACTCCAGTTATTAAGTATTCTGGATCGAAATTTAAAACACCTAAAGTTATAACATGATATCTTAATTGGTTAGTAGAAGTGTTATAAGAAACAATCATGTCAACTACTCCATCTTGAGCTACTGGGTTTGACTCGTCATGTACAAACCAGTACATTGTTTCTAATTGACCATCTTCAAAAGCTCCTAAACAAGTTGCCCCTGAAGATAAGTTTTGCCCTCCATATTGAAGTGTTGTTAATTGAGTATTACCTCGAGAGTTTTCTACTGCTCCTATTTCTGTATTCTCAGTAGAACCGAGTCTAACATTTAATGCATCTACGTACTCGCCTGGTGGAAGAAGTCTTTCATCCACAGACTTATTCATTCGTCCTGCAATAAAATTGGTATTAACTATTGGCATATTACTTTATCCATTTATCCTGACCTCTTAAATTCATTAAAAGGCGACCAGGGTGTATATTACTTAATCTTAATTTAGCGTTCCTTAAAAGTGATGATTTGTCTTTTCTCGCTCTATTTACTATGTATTCTGAAACCCCAAGTCTTCCATTCAAAATTGAATATCGTATATAAGCATATATATATTCTTCAAATAACTTGTTTAAACTAACAGATGCATCGTCTCCATTTTCCATACCGTCAGAAATATATTCTAATACCACAGATATAGGTCCACCAGTAGAACTAAAATTAATAACACCTGCTTTTTTATCTATTTTAAAAGTTGGATTTGAATTAGCAGTTTCTGTATTCAATCCAAACCTTGCCCCTATTTGATAATCAAAATACCAGCAGCCATCAACACAATAACCTTCCTGGCCATCAAAAGGACTACCAGCATTTAAATAAATACTTTTAGCACTTCCTTGAATCCTGGCTAAATCTACTTGACTATCTTGAGGTCTTAATACATTGCCGTTTTGATCAAACAATAAATTAGCTTGGTTGTCTTGTAAATAAGAGTCTGAAAAATTAGTTTGAATATTTTCTGTTAAAGGATATAATAATCCGTCTTTCCATTGTGAAACCCTTACCCAATTTACAAAATCGGAAGGAAGCACAAATCTGTAATTAGAATCTATGTCTAACTGTAAAACTTTTATTTCTTTTAAAGCATCATAGTTTAATTCTTGAATACCACGTTTAGCATGAAACAAAACTTGGTATCTGTTTAAATTATTTACAAGCTCCATATTCCCTTGGTATATGAGCATAAAATTATTTACAATATCTTCTAAAGATATATATTGATATGAACCCCAATTCGCATCATTTGGATTGGTGTTGTTGTTTGTGTAATATTGATATTGATTTATATATGCCATCTTAACTTGTTTCTTGTGTATCTAAAGCTTCTTCTGATTGTGCAAATGTAACCACGTCCCCTTCTCTAATTTCAACACCAGCGTATTGAAGTATTTTTGCTACTAAGTTAGGCTCATCTGACTGAGGCAACTCAAAGTTTTGATACAAAGGATCAGACGGGTTAAATATAGGATCTTGTCCTGAAGTTTCAAGATAGGTTGTCCTTGGTTATATCTAGTTATAGGATACATTTTGGCACTTGCAGCGTTTTGAGTATAAGAGGGATATGTCAATGTTGGCTTAGTTAACAATGAATTTTCCAACATAGTTATTTTTTGATGAGTAACTTTCTCAACCTCTTTTATTTTTGAAGGATCATATATTGTATAATCTATACCTGTTGCTGTTAAAAAAGATGTTTCAAGCTCAAGAACAGTTTCTGATTGAACTACCTCTACAACTGCGTTAATCGGTAATCCTGCTGGACTAACAAAACCTACTATATCACCAACAGCAATACCATTAGTAATGAAAGTAGCATTTGCATCTGTAAGACGATTACCCCCTCCACTTGTTCCAGTATTTGTGCCTTGAGTTTTTATTGTTTGATAAACCAATACCTTACTTAACAAATAGTAATCACTTCCATTTAACGCAAAGGTTGGTAAAGTGTAATCGCTTCTATTTAACTGAGACGTGCTCTCGTTTAACAAGGGAGCTGTTACACTAAAAGTATCAATAACTTCTTCCAAGCCTTTTACTATATCAGCATATCCTGAACCTGAAGTTCCTTGAACTTGTCTTACAATCCAATTATTATAATTGTAAAAGTAGTCTTCAAACAAATCCATTTGAGCCTGCAAACAATATAAATTAAAATCTTGCGGAGATAGGTATCCGTAGTTATTTTTATTCAGTACAGCAAGCACTGTGTTTCTTACAGAATTAATCATGAAATCTCTTTTTTACAAAGATAACAAAAAAAAAGAGGCCACTTTTTTTTGTGACCTCTTCCATAATTAGTTAGTTAGTTCTTCTTATGCAGAGTATTCTACTTCAATCTGGTTCACAGCTGTAATAGCGTACTTAGGCTCAAGAACATAGTAAGGGTTTAGCCAACTTGTTTGCAAAGCTTTTTCAATTGCATCTACAATACTGTTTAATTGCTCTTTAGTTTTAGGTGCATCTGTCGCTGTAGTAGCAACAATTTCTACTCCTAACACTTCAGACTCTGTAGTAGCTGTGTGTCCTACAATGTTGTAAAGAATGTTAACTTTTGTGTTCCCTCCTACTTCTACTCCAAGAATGTTTTTAATTGGAATTAAGTGGTAGGCATCACTTAGACTGATTTTTAAACATTTTTCCATCGTTATAAAAAAAAATAAATGTTATATGAGATTATTCTCAATGCAAAGATAAGCTTTATTCTTTACTACTTTTTAGTCGTTTTGCAAGCAACTTATAAGTTTCAATACCATCATCTGTTTGGAAATGTGAAGCCACTATGTAATAAGGGTCTTCTCCAAAAGGTATAGTTAAAAGCTTGTTTTTATTTTTAGGTAAGTTAAAGTATACATCTTTGCCGCTGTTTTTGAAAACTAAAAATGAATTGTTAAAGAATTGAACAACGTCATTTGTCAAGTCTAACATAGGATCATTAATTGTTTCTAAAAAGTCAAACGGACTTTGTTGAGCATACATTAATACATCTCTTCGTATTTCTACCGTAGTCATTCTGTCTACTCCAGAGCCTATAAGAACTCTTGCTACAGCTAAAAGTTTTTCTCCTTTTAATCCTTTAGCAATAATCTGAGCTTCTAAAGCCTGTTCAACAACTTCTAATTCTTCAGAAGCGTCACGTTCTTTATCTATGACTTCATACACCTTTCCATTAGAAGGATGGTAATGTAAAAACTCTTGTAAGACTTGATTCGACTTAGGAACAAAAAGCATTCCGTCTTCAAATACAATTGGTTCTAAAACAGCGTTACCATCTTGATCATCCTCAAAAGGAGTCTTTTGGTTACGTGCATATCTTAGGGGTTTGTTAACGCCTGACTCTTCGTCAAACCATAATAGGGGCGATCTTTTTGAGTGGCGTGAAGCCAACATGTAGCTTAATGGGGCTTTATCTCCGATTAGCCTATAAGCTTTATCTGTATATTTTTTGTTTTTTTTCATTTGATATAATTAAATTTATTAAAAATAATTACCCTCGTCATTACAACGAGGGTAAATATTAATACTTATTACGCATCTTGGAATAAGAAGAAGTTGTTTGCACCTAAGACACAAACTGCTCTTTCAGTCAAGAAGTTGACCTGCATAGCATCAAGATCAGAAGTTCTTGCTCCACCAGCAGAACCAGTGATCCAAGTTTTGTAACGTCTGTCTTCAGTCTCAGAAGCTCTGTAACGAACGTGTAAGAAAGGACGCTTAGCATTCTTTCCTAAGATTTGATCGTATACTGTAGTAGAACCAGCAGGAACTAATAGTCCGTTGATTGCTCCACCTACAAGACCACCTCTCATTGTTGGGTCGTTAAGGTATTTCCAGTCAGACTTGTAGAAGTCATAACCTCTTCGGAATCCTGAGAATCCAAGATTTAATGCCATCTCTTCGTCATTGTCGAATAAACCATAAGAAGTTCCTCCAGCTCCGTAAGAGTTTTGAGCAGCTAACATATCGTCCATGTCGAATGAGAAGTTACGGTTTACGAAAAGAACATTCTCTTCGATAGCACCTTGCTTATCTAATCGTTGGATGATGCTGTCAAACTCAGCAAGAGATGTTGGGTTACCTCCACCAAAAACATTTCCTCTTTCTTCTACAACGTAGAATACACCTTCAGAACCGTTAAGGTTTGCAACTGATGCACCTGCAGCTACTCCTTGGAAGTAACCACCTGCTCCAGAACCAGCTTCAGCTGGAACTGCCTCAATCATCGCTGTTTCCATGTAGTCTTCAAAACGTAGTCTTGTGTCATGCTCAGACTTTAAATACCAAAGGTATCCGCTTACTCCGTCTTCTCCTGAAACTTCAATCCATCCGATTTGAGCCATATCAGATCCAGACACTTCGTATCTGTCTTTAATAATAATTGGCTTGTTGTCAAAGATTAAATCATCAGCTTCATTAGAGCCTACCATTCCGTCTGTTCCTTTGTTAAATTCAGAACCATAGATAAAGATATCACACGCTGTCCCTGCTACCATTGCTTGACCTGTTCCTTCATAGTAAGCAATTGTTACTGTGTTTGGTGCACCAGCCGTAGGGGCAACTGTTACAACTCCTTTGTTCGTAAAGTTTGAACCTGAAGTTTTGTCTGAAATCATTACTGTTTGTCCAACTCTAAGAGAAGCTTTAGCTCCTCCTGCTAATGCAGGGTTAAAGTTAGAGATGTTGTTAGGTATTGTCCATACACCAGTTGCAGCTCCTTGAGCACCTGCTGATGTACAATTTTGATACTTAACGTGTAGTCTTCCTTGCTCAGCCCATTTGATAAGGTCAGAGTTAGAAGGCATTTCAGCTCCTACCAATCTTAGGAAGGAACTAATTGATCGATTACCATATCTTTCAAACTCTTTCTCATAAGTATCAGGTAGATACTGGTTCAAGAAATTAAAGTCTGTGATATAGTTAGTTTCCAACGGCACTTGTTGTGCTGAAGGTTGTAAATCGAAACCTGGGGTTGCATTTACTGCCATAATTTTTACTTTTTAAATTGTTAACTTTTATTAATACTTCTAATTTTAAGTCCTCTTCCACTGCTGCTGTCTCCAACCGAACGTATTTTTAAGCTATCTTTAGTAGACAATTGTGGTGATCTACGCACATCCATATTTATATTTTTAGATTTACGTGTAACATCATCCACAGCTGCTGCTACTCCTTGTTCGTAAAAGAATTGAGCAAACTTTTCAGGGTTCATTGCAACCGATAAGGCTTTATGATATCCTGCCGCATCTTTAATTAAACCATTGTCGTCCATAAATTTATTGACCCAATTGTTAACATCAGACTGCTTACTCATTAATTCTTCTGACGTACCTGGCTTATAGTTAATTTTTTTATCGCCAACGCTAAATTCAAAACCTTTGAAATCGTTGTTAAACACTTGTTTTGTACGATCTAAAAAATAACTGTATCGCTTTTGGTTTTCATCAGCTACAGTTTGTGATTCCTTTATATAATCCTGATAAGCATTAAGTTTTTTTTCTTGATCTTCAGATAATCCACCCCCGCTTGACTCAAGAGGAATTTTATATTTATCTTTTTGTTCGCTGAAATACTTACGTGCTTTAGCAAGTTCTCTTTTTTTGGCTAACTTTCTTTTTTTAATATCTCTTTCTTCATCCTCATCAACATCATATCCAAACTTATCGTCCATCAAATCAAGAATATCTATAGCATCAAGACCTTCTTCTTGAATACTATAGTAGTCAGCCAGTACAGAATCATCGTCCATTTCATCGTAGTTCTTTTGCAATTTGTAAAAGTCTTCGATTCCACGACCTGTTTCTTTTTTGTACTCAAAATATTTTAAGACATCTTCAGGTAAAGGATCATTTGAATTTTTTGTTTCAAATAATTCATCTACTGAATTAATATCTTTATTATATCTTTCTTTAATATATGAAAGAACATTATCATCATTTACCTCTAATGTGGGAGGAGTTTCTACTTCAGGAGTTTTCTCCTCAGCTTCAACTTTTTGCGTGGGGTTTTCAACAACCTCTGGCTGATCAGCAGTTTCTACTTTTTCCACTGAAGATTCTTTAGATTCAAGATTTTCTTCATGATTTTTTAATAGACTTTCTTCTATTTCAGCTTTTGATTTTTGTTGACCGCCACCAACTTCTTTTACTTTTAATTCCATTAGATTTTATTTTTTACAAATTTAAGTATTATTTTCTATAGTTTTTTAACGGCTTTTTTAGCCAAACTTTTTCCTACATACTTAGCAATTTTACGTATGCCTTTTACAGCTCCTTTGCCCATGCCGCCCAGTAAATCACCTCCTGCTACACCCATCTTCATTTTAGGTTTAGGAACATCTTTTATGTGTCCATATTTCTTTTTGAATGCCTCAACCTCTTTTTTAGTTTTTAACTTTCTTCGAGGCTTAGTCGGAACATTAGGTTTACGTACAGAAGTAGACTCTTTTGCAATAGCTGATGGTCTAACTTGCTTTCTTTTCTTTTTACTTAGTTTACTCATTTTATCTTGGGTTAAATTCAGCAAAATCAAAACCATCTAAACTGTCTTCGTTAGACTCAAAGTTTATTGGAGGTAAGTTTCTCTTACGCTGTTCAATTAATTTAGATTGCTGGCTATTAGCCTGACTAATTCTTTTAGCCTTGCCTTCTTCTTTAGACTTTTCTCTTTCATCTATTTGCATTTGTTCCATTCCACGTAATTGAAGATTATAACCAAACTCTGCTTCCATCAACTGTGCTTTTAACAGAGCTTCGTTTTTAAGCTTTTCAATATCCATAGCAATTTCGTTTTGCTTTAACTGCATTTTGTTTTGCAATTCCATTTCCATTTTTTGTTGCTCCATTTGAGCTTGAGCCATAAATTGTTGTTGTTGCATTTCAGCGGCAGCAGCCTGTTGCTGTTGCTGTTGCATTTGCTCCATTTCTGCTTTTTTCTTTCTTTTTACTTTCAACAACTGATTGGCCATTTTTAAATTATGGATCTCTCTTATATCAATAGCATCTTCTAAATTAATATCTTGTTTAGATAAAGCCATCTGAATGTTTTGTTCAAGCATAGCTTTTTGCTCTTCATCTGGAGACATTTCTAAAAATACACCAAAGTCGTATAAGTAAAAATCTTTTAGATCTTCTAATATTCTTAAATTATATTTACCAATCTGCATAGCAAATTGATTTTTAAATTCAGAATATTGCATTACGTCAGCTGTTCTTACTACAATTCCTTCGGCCAGTCTTTTAGTTAAGTATAAACTTCCATTTAATATGTGTCGAGTAGCGGTATTAGAACTTAATGCTGCTAATTTTTGAACACCTACTAAAGCTTCAGGATTCGGAGAAGAAGCATCTCGAGCTTCATTTAAGCCTGTAACTGTACGTATCATATCTAAATAATGATTGTAGTTACCTATCAGCATTTGAAGCTTACCAGAACCGCTGCTTGAAGTAAGTTGCGATATAGGTTGACGTGCATTGTTAAACTCTCCATCTTGGGTATAAGACCTACCTACAACACTACCTGTTTGGAAATAAAGACGTAAAGCATCTTCTGGATTATAAGCGTTGCCTGTTCCTAAATCTACTTCATTTAATCCATCAGCATCAATATATACACCATCTGGAACTACACGAGAAACCACTTGTTGTATTTTTAAATGTGTTATTTGAATAAGGTCTGCAAAAGGAATCATACGTCTTACTAAAGACTCATAGTTTCCTTTATACATTCTTGGAGCAACAGCAACATAATTAGGATACGCAAACTGAGAAGCCGACTTTGGTCTAACCATGTTTTCTGCAAGTTCCCATTTCAACATAATGTTTGTACCCATTACCATTATACCATCATACCATACTTCTATTTTCTTTTCTACTCTTTCAAAATTTCCTTCATCCATCATTTCTTGAGGTGGATTAAAGGTGTCGTCTTTAGCAACAACTTTAAAAGTTCCATCAGACATTTGTTTTTTCTTGTAAACAAAAGAATGAGTGGTCTTATAATTGAAATATAACAACGTACATGTGTCTCTATAGAACATAGAGTTTTCGTAATATTGCGATGTGTTATAATAATTATACCAGGATTGACTATACTTAGCAATCTTATCCATATCTTCATTAGATATATTTGGATCTATCTTAACAAGTTCAGCCATGGGAATGGTTTTTATTTCACCCCAATAAAAGCAATCTTTAAAATAAGGATCTTCTGTATAGCTGTATACAACATTTGCAGGGTCAACATAGTCTAATTGTATTCCTTGCCCTGGTAAAAATTGATGCTTAGCCATACTAACGCCAAGCGTCATTAAATCATAATCACATCTTTTTCTTGTTTCTTGATATTGATTCTGATGTAGTATAGTGTCAATCGCTTCTTCAGCTGCTATCTCTATAGCTGGCTTATATTTAAGTTGCATAAAAAGTTGTAACTCTTCTTCGTTACCAGGCAACTCAGACTCTTCAGTTTGAAATACATTTACTCCAAAATCTTGTTCTATTTGTTGCAACAGTGGTTTAGCCACCATTTCACTTTCAATACGTCTTTGGAACTGATCTCTTTTTTCAGCAGACATAGCGTCTTCTGCAAAAGTTTTTACTTTGAATAAACGATCATTTAAACCATTTACTACAATGTCTACAAATTTTGGTATTATAGGAACAGGTGTCCAGTCCAAATTTAGATAGCTTAAATCGCCATCAACTGCAATTTCGTTTTTGTATTTAGCTACAGATTGTTCTCCACGTGCATAAAGCCTCAAACGATTGAACTCTCCCCATTGATCAAAAAAACGACACGAGCCGTTATCACGTCTAAACCATCCATATTGTATAGCCTGTCCAACTTGGAGGCCATACTCCATTGAATCTTTTTGTTTATCCGAAACAAACTGATCTGGGAAAGCGGCTTGATTGATTTCTATTTTTACCTCTTTCATCTATTATTTATTCTACTGTGAGAATCAGTGTTGTTATATGTTGCAAATTTAATGCTTATTTTCCTCATTTCTTTTGACGGTGTATATAAGTGTTTTTGATTAGCCATAATTGCCAACCCTGAACTAATAGACGCATCAAACCTTGTTCGGTTAGAAATGTCAAATTTAGCCCAGTCTTCAAGGGTTCTTTGAAAATACATATCACCCATATCTCCTCTGGTCCTATATATACCCTGCTGATCCAGTCCTACATATTTTTCTATGTAAGACTCAATAGCTGCTGCATGCGATTGCTTTACGTCTTCAGAAGTGTTTGGTATACCACCTAACTCTTTTTCTGTTTTTGAAAGTTTAGAATAATTTTTATCAGGTCTATTTAAACAGAAGTCTCTGTAACCTCTGTTTTTAAAATGATATAAAAGTCTTGGTTTGTTATTCTCGCACAAAATAGGCATACCATAAAAAACACAAGCCATCAAAACTTCTTCAAAAAATATTTCGGCAGTTTGAGGTCTGGCAATATATTCCAGGAAAAAATGATTACTTGGCATTTCTTCCATAGAAAATTTTGTAAGCCCATGCAAAGAACCGTTAGATCCTTTACCTACTACTACTCCTGAAATATCGTAAGAGTCGCAGCCAAATGAACCTAAATGTTCATTGCCTGGTAAAAATCTACCACTCTTTTTTATAACATTATTTTGCAATGCAGCTTTCGGCATGTAAGTTACAAAAAATCTACCTCTTTTATTTGGAGTCCAAATAACCTCTGAATCCTTTATTCCGTTTTTCCAACTAAAAGATCCTTGAGTAATAAAATGATCTTTTATGAGGGAGTCATTATAGTCTATTTGTTGATATATTTTAGTTAAGTTAAAAATAGATTGCTTGCTCTCGTCTCTAAATGCATGAGACTCTGAGCGAGGAAACTGTCTATAAAATTCATTTAAAGCATCAGGATCACTATGCAGCGATTCTACTTCGTTTTCCCAATACGTTACTGACCCTTGAAATATATCTTCGCCATCGATTCCTTCTACTGCGTTTTTTGGAGTTTCAAAAACAGGCATCCCATACCTATCTATAAAACCCTCCATGTTCCATTCCATAGGGATGAAAAGTGAATATAATCCGCTTTTAGTTTGACCATTCGAGTTTCTTTTTTTTACATCATACACTTACCTATAACTTTGCTACCAAGACGCAAACAAGTTTTTGTTACACGCCAATTGTTTAAAATGTTTTCAGGCTTTTCCCATTTACCACTTTCATCATGTATTAGTAACCTTAACTTCTCACCATCATAGCTGTTGTCAGAAGTATTTTTCCAGTCAATAGTAGTATCTAATCCTTCAAGCTCTTCTTCTTCCATTTCAAACATATTCTTTTTTGTAATCTTAGAAGCAGGAACTCTAAAGGCTAATTCAGTTTTTGGTTTATCCATACCGTCTTGTATGGGTTTAAAGAAAAATGGATAGTTGTTAGATATAGGAACAACTTTGTCTGTAAACATTTTTTTGGCATCCGATCCAGTTTTTGACAATATGCCTACACGAGAATCTTTAGCAAGTGTGGCTATATTAACACATTCTTCTGAACCCATGTAGGAAAAACCTGAACGCCTTATCTTTAAATAACAAATCCCAAAACTTCTTTTGTCTGCCTTACAAGCTTCCCAGTATATATAAAAGATTCTATTAGCTTCCCGAAAATCAGGAAGGCCAACATCAATCTTAGTCCATTGTAAATACATATAGTGAGACCCCGTTATGTAGGTAGGTACACCATTGTTTGCAAACCAGAAACCATTGTCCCTACGGTTAAACTCTTCTTCTATATAGTCAACCCATTGTTCCTTGAAAGAGTTAGGCATACTGTGCCATACAAAAATTGTGGGGATTCTTTTTAATTCTTTTGGATATTCTTTAGACTCCCAATATTGTTCTTTTTGTGTAGATGATCTTTTATGAATTTTTTTTGGCTTACTTGGTAGTGCTACTTTTAAACCATTTATATTATATATATCTCCAATAGTTCCATCTTTGGATATAATTACAATATCATACTTATCATTATAACCATACTGCCAAGATCTATGTCTGTTTTTAGAAGACATAACTTTATCAGGTACAACTTTTTGTAAAACACTGTATAGGCTATTTTGATTTTCTTTCTGCAAATCCTTTTGGTAAATTATTTTTCTTAATATCCTTTCCTTCCAATCTATCTCTTTCTTCTTCTATTCTTTTTAATATTTCAAAAGCATCAAAAATTGCAAGTTTTTTTGTGGCAGCTGCGTTTTTTAATCTATCAGCAGAAACATCATCTTCTGTTCCTGTTACTATTTTTTCTTTAGCTACGTTTATTAATTCATCTACAGCCTTTTGCCCTGCGTCTATTATTTTTATTTTAAGTGCTTTTATATCCATTACTTAAATTTATAAAACATTACAAATACTTTTCTGCCAGAGGGCCAGCTTTTATTAGGGTACTTACTATGAAAATAACTTGAAGGGTAAGAAAGTAATCTATTTTCTTCATACCCTACAACTGAACTTAATCTCCATTTATCTAATATTTCAGCATCTGCTTCAATCATTCGATCATACTCTTCGTCACTTATTTCAGGAGGAAGTTTACTTCCATAAATATCGTGCTCCCAAAAAGCAGTCCCGTGCAACTCTTCAAGTTCCTTTGGAGATAAATATAAAACTATTGCACGATCAGGTTTTTGACCTTTAATATTTAAGTCTGAATGAATACGCCAAGTGACATCCAATTCGTTAGTAGAAACCCTAAAAAAACTTAATATGTTTTCTAACTGAACACCTTCTTTATATTCTAATATTTGTAATATATAATTATCAAAATCTTCATTTGACTCTAAAACGTAAAAATCCTTTCCGCCAGATATAACTTTTTGGAAAGGTTCGTTTAAATAGTTTTGAGTGACCTCAAGAAAATCTTTATCTAAAAAATTATCTATTATATATATCATAATTTTATAGTAATATTTTGCGTAAACATTCTATATAAATCCTCTCCCTCTACTTTAAATGCATATTCACTGTGTGGCTCAAAACATATTTCGTCCCCTACTTTTAATCCTAAGTCTTCTAATTGTTTGTTAATATAAACCAACTCTCCATGCAGAGGTTCTTTTGTTACTCCGCTTCCTACAAAATAAGAATCTTTTTTAGGAACGGGTTTTACGAAACAGTATTTATCATACGCTTTCCAGTCCTTATCTTTTTTATATAAAAAAAACTGAAACTCATCTACTAAAAACAAATCGTCTTTTAACCAGCTTCGCCCACTTTTTTGTCTTCCATAAATATCATTATAATATTTAAAAACATTGTGGTGAACTAAAACGGTATCGCCTATTGATATCTCGCCAGTATACCCTATTGGTATATTTACTACCTTTGCAAATCTATTTGCGACCGTGTGGTCTTCTTCAGAAACACTTATAATTAATTCTTTATCTCCGTAGTTTCTTGTGTTGTCGTAGCGTTTGCCTTTTGATGGCTTTACAATAAAATAGTGTGGGGATTGCATTAAAAATTAATATTGTATTCCAAAGAAATTGGCATAGTTGATTTAAATTCTTTCCATAGTAATACTTCGTCTTTGCTCTGAATCCATATCTTATATGAATCCATAGGTTTATCATGTTGTATTAAATGAATAGAATATCCTCCGCCTAAAACTTCTTGGCCTACAATATAATGCATTGCACCAGATTTATAATCTGCTCCTATGGATATCTTTCTTATGTCCAATTTATTAAATTAAAATAATGTTCCTAATGTTAGGATTCTATAGTACACATTCACAAAAACCTTACCGTCACCCTGTGTTGGATTAGCAGACGTTGTTAGCTGTAAAGGTTGGTTAGCTGATAAGTTTAAAGGATTTGATGCTCCCCCTCCTACCATAAGCTTCGCTGCATAATCTGCATTAGTATTTGCAGTTGCTGCTGGTAAAGTTGCAAATACCGTTGAATCACAATCAAACTCTAAAGCATTACCAAAGTTATACGCTGTTGTACCCTTTTGACCATAAACCGAAAGAGACAATACGTCTATAACTTTGTTTGTTCCTGGGGCTGCAACAATTTCTTTAGCTGATGTAGCTAAAGATTGTAATTGTGAAGATGTAACTTCTACATGAGCAACCAACGTGTCAATACCAAATTGAGCTTGTAGTTGTTCTATAGTACAAGACTTTGTCATTAAATTGTTCTCTGCATCAGTAAGTATTAAATAATCTGCAGGATCTAATGTTGCAATTTGTGGGTATGCCGAAGTGTCGCTTATTTTTGCCATGTTATTCTTTATCTTCTGGTTGCGTTACAGTTCCGTCTTTTAAGTTGATTGTTGCGTTTTTACCATATTTTTCGGCAAGAACTTTTTCTTGATCACTAAAAGAATTTTGAATACTTTCTAACGCATCCATTAATGTTTTTTGCTGTACTACTGCGTCTGCAATAGCAACTTTAGTTTGCATAAACTGCTGATTTAAATTCTGAATAGTCTCTAATTCTTCGGCAGTTAATTGCACTGGTTTTTTTTCTTTACTCATTTTAACTTGATTTAATTTATTATATATACAAAGATAGTAAAAATATTATGATTGATTACTGAACCCCTATTACTGATTCTATTTGAGATGAAAACTCTCCCCCAATTATTTCGATAGATCCGCTTGGTACATCTATAACATCATGTGGATATCCTGCACTATAAGTTATTTCTAATTCAACTGGATAAAATGTATTTTGAAACCGAACCCCATTAATTTGTACTGTACCTGGAAACATGTTTAGCCCATTATAATCATACTGCTCATTGATTAGTGCAACGTTTAAGTATTGATTATTATTCATTTGATTTATTGCATCTGTGTTTAGTGCAAAAATGTTTGGCTGTGTTGTACCTGTTTGCCAACCCGTAGACCCCGTTGAGTATGGCATATTAAAATCTACAAAACTAAAATCAGAATTAGTCAAAGAAGTGGAAGATCCATTGCCCCCCCAAGCAGTAGCTTCGATAGGGATAACATCTCCTGAACTTTGAGAGAATCCATATACTTTTAAATCTGCAGCAGTTATGTTGCCTGGAACTGAAGTAGTGTCAAAAAAAAGAAATGAACGAAAACAATTTGCACTTAAAGTACCACGTGAACTTAGAAGAGAAGATCTAATTGTACAACACTGAGAAGTGCTGGTAGCGTATGTTGAAGTAATATTCCCATTAGGTTGATTACGAGCATCATTTAGCCAACTAAATGCATTATTATTTACATGCCCTGAAGCTCCTTGAAGCGATGCTGTAATATTTATTGTTGGCATAATTAAAAATGTTTTTTAGGGAGATAATAAATGCTACTGTTGTAATATGAATTATCAGTCGGTGTTACATTTATTTCCTCATATATTACTTCTGATAAATCAAAAACATTTTCTTCTTTATCTATATTGTTCCACCACGAAAACACACCTCCGCTTTTTACTAATTCAGAAACGTGATTGGAAAATAATTTAAAATCATCATCTCCATATGTGTCATAAAACACACCGTCATACGTATTTAAATCATTTAATTTATCTCGCCAAGACCCCGCTAAAATAAAAACGTTTGGTTTATCTTTAGCCCACTCTACTGCTTTTTCTAATACTTGTGGGTGATTCTCAATTATAGTGTGAGATTTGGGGTTATTAGCCTGAATATAATTAGCACTTATACCCATGCCAAAACCTATTTCTAAAATATCCCCTTGATTGTGACAAACTATGTCGGCATGTTTTTTCATTAGGACATCCTCCCAATCCATCATTACATACTCTTTTTTATCTTCTTCGTTTATAAAATAAATAGAGCTATCATCAAATATTAAAGATTGTGAAAGATATCTCATACGTTAGGCCAGTTTTACCCAAGTGTTATCGGGATTAAATAATATAAAGTTACTATCAACAGCATGACCAACAACACGTGCATAAGCACCTGAAGCGGTAGGAACAGTGGCAGTAAGAGTTCCTGATACAGAGTTTATATATATCGGAGCTCCTATAGCAAAGCCATGAGAAGCAGACTTAAATACTCCTTGAAGCAACATCCCAGACAGAACATTACTGCCAGCCGCAATAGCTAATAACTGTGTTGAGTTAGAGCTACTGTTTTGAACTGCAATCCATGAGCCTAAAGATGTCAATGCATAAAGTAACCCTTGAGTTACACTTTGAGAAGCTCCAATTCCCTGAGGCATGAACAATCCATTTGCTTTGAATGAAGAACTAAAAGTAGCGTTGTATTTAATTTGAGAGTCATTTCCTGTAGTGAGTCTTGTATCAGATGCCAGGTATACATTCGAAGCATTCATAGTAATCTCATCATCATATACGGTAAGTTGTGATTTACCAAAGGTGTGAAAATCTATCTGCTCTATCGAATCACTATTATTTACGTCTCCGATAATTAAATTAACGTCACTTGCAGAATTAGACATAACATTTACATTACTATTCATGTGTATATCTCCACCCTGCACATAAGCATCTCCACTTATATTTATAAGTCCAGTTATGTTAACTCCATTAGTGGCTGTTGCAAGTTTAGTGCTTCCGCTATAATTTAATCTTACATAGGTACTAATAGCTTCAATCATGTTAGTAAACGTAGTGCCATTTGTAGTATGTTGTAAATACACTGCACTACCTTGAAGCTTTAATAATCCATTACCAGAGTCTTGTATTCTTGAATCTGTTCCGTCATGAAATATTTTTAAATCCGATCCAGTCCCCAGGATAATTTGATAATTATCCGCCATGTATTGATTTCCTTGTAATGTAAAATTACCTGCTACGTCTAATGGATTAGCGGGTAGACTTGTGCCTACGCCTAAATACTTATTACTATTGTCCCAAAATAAATCACCATCACTACTTAATGCACTTCCTGATGACCAAAAAGCTACTCTTGTTGATGTTCCTGACCCAGTAACTGTTCCTTGAGGAGAACCCGCTACTGCACTGTCAACATAACTTTTATTAGCAGCATCAGTTGATGCAGTAGGCGTAGATAAATTTGTTATTTTATTTGAGTTTAAATTTATATTTCCTTCTGCAGCCCCAAAATCTTCTAAGTGTATATCACTTACACGTATCTTATTGACAGCACCATAGGTTACCCCAGGATTGCTTTCTGCAACTAATACATAAGCAGCATACCCACTTGACGCTCCATTAATAGAAGTAACAGCCGTAGCAGCTTGTATTAAATTATCTGCATCAGCAGCATCGTAATTTACAGAAATAGTGGCTGTGGTCGTCCCAGTTATTTTTATACCATCTCCTTCTGTTAGTGTTTGTATACCACTTGTGTGTGCGTCTACATAAGCTTTATTAGCAGCATCGGTACTTGCAGATACTGTATCTACACCTTGGATTCTACCTGTACCACCTAAAGTTATATCACCGCCCGAAACAGTTATATCTGATGAAAAAGTTGCGTTTTGTGAAGCGTCTAATAAAAGTGCTTGTGTACTTGCTGTAAAAAATTTCATCGTTGAGCCAAGTGATTCAGCTCTTAATTCGACATTATCTCTATCTGAGGCATTTAGTAGTAATTTACCTCTTACTGTGCCAGCGTCTGTTAAGTGTAT